TCCCGCTGCTTCTGTGGAACTGTTTGCTGGCACCGCTACCAAGCCTGCTGCATTCTGATTTTTCCTTATACGGGAGTCTCTTCGGAGGCTCCTTTTTTTTAATTCTTTATTGAGAATAATACTCATTTGCAATTATGCCTTACCTAACTTCTGGCTCCACTGAACTCGCAGCCGTTAATCAGATCCTGGCGTCAGTTGGTCAGGCTCCTGTTACCACGTTGACAACTGAAGAAACTATTGTTATTAGTGAGGTAGGCCGGTTTACTGGTTCTATTTCCGGTACGACTCTAACCACTGAACATGCTGGCATTCCTGTTGGTACTTATATTGGTGGCGTTGGTGTGACTACTGGTACCTCTATTGCAGTTGCTGGTGTGCCGCAATCTACTAACCCTGTGACATATACTTATACGATTAATATTTCACAGAACATTGCTAGCCAAACACTGACTAAAAACGAAGTTACAATTAGAGTTGAAACTCAAGCCAACCCGGACGTTGCGATTGCACTCAACACTCTGAGAGAAGTGTCGCGTGAAGTACAGGCTGAAGGATGGTCATATAATACTGAATTTAATTATAAAATTACACCCAATTCTAACGATGAAATTGAGATTGCATTCGATATTTTACAGATGGACCTAAATGGAGGTTATCCTGAGAACATTGAAAAGGATGCTATCTTCCGTGGAGGTAAACTTTACGACAAAAAAGCACACAGCTATAAGTGGACAGCAGATACTGTCTATGTAGATATTGTATGGTATTTTGATTGGAAAAATATCCCTGCACCAATCCAGGCATACATTGTTACACGTGCTGCAGCTATTGTGTCTAGCCGTATTATTGGCGACACTAATCAATATCAAATCTTACAACAAAAAGAATTGACTACACGCTCTCAAGCTTTGGAGTATGAGTGCAACCAAGGTGATTATACTTTCTTTGGATCACCTAGTCACGGTAATTTCTACCGACCATTTAAGCCGTTCCATACCCTACAACGCTAATGCCTGCAGTAACTCAGACAACTCCTAACTTTCTTGGTGGTGTATCCCGCCAGAATGATGATAAAAAATTAGTTAATCAGGTTACTGAGTGTAAGAACGGGTACCCTGATCCGACCTATGGTCTGCTGAAAAGACCTGGGATGGAGCACATTAACGTGCTTAGAAAAGCAGATGGTACTCCATTTACTGAATTCGAGCTGGCTGGTGCATTTTGGTTTTTTATTGATGCAGCTGGCTCCTTCGTTGGCGCTATTAAAGGTTCTGACATTTATGTTTGGACTAAGGATATCGGTGAATTCTGCACGGTAACAAACAACGGTGCTTCATACCTAGGTGCTATTGGTAGTAATAAATACCACTTCCGTAGTGTACAAGATGTCACAATCATTACTAATAAAGAGTCTGTGGCTAGAATGCAAGCAAATAACACATTTGTTGCAAAATCACAAGCTACACTAAAGCTACTTTCATTGCTAGAGAATGATGAGTTCTCTGTAACCATTCAAAATGAAACAGTGACCGTAACAGCTCAAAATAATACAACTTTTGATGATATGCTGTTGTACAAAACAACTCCATCATCAGAAATTCAAAATACTCATCATTTAATTGATGGTATTATTAACCTTATTACTACTCAACAAGCAGCTAACAATGCTGATTTTGATGGTAGGTGGTATATTGAAGGGCACAATAATAGTATTAACATCCGCAGAACTAATGAAGCTGATGGTGTAGTAACTGATTATAGTACACCTGGCGGTACACCTTTGGCTTTTGATATTGATGCTAGGGGTGGTCTTAGTAATGTTGCTTTAGAAGTATTTGAAGATGAAGTAGATTCAGCTGATAAACTGCCCCAAGAATCTTTCAACGGTCACACAGTAAAGGTTGTTAATACTAACTCTGCTGAGGATGACTACTATCTTAAATTTGTATCGACAAACACCTCAACTAATTATGGTCGTGGTTATTGGCAGGAAACTCGTGCACGTGATGTGTCACCAGGTTTAGATGCATCCACAATGCCGCACGAATTAGTAAATACAGGTTCCAATACATTTACTTTTGGACCTGTTAGCTGGAAAGCACGGGAAACTGGTGATGATAATAGCAGCCCAATCCCATCATTTATTGATAAAAAAATTTCAGCAACATTTTTCTACAACAATAGATTTGGTGTTCTATCAGAAGATAATGTATTCTTTGGTACTGCCAATAATTCTTTCAACTTCTTTGTTAAATCTGGACTGACTCAAGTTGATTCAGATCCTATCGACCTTAACGTATCCAGTGTCAGACATGTTGCCTTAACTGATGTCCTACCTTCTCCACAAGGTCTTTTGCTGTTTAGTGCTCGTCAACAGTTTCAAGTATATTCTTCTAGTACTACTACGTTGACACCAAAAACTGCTGTTATTAGAACTGTTTCTAATTATGAAATGGACCCTAAGGTTACGCCTGTAGATGTAGGCACAACAGCAGCTTTTATAAACAAAGTTCCTGGCTACAGTAAGTTGTTTACCTTGCAGCTTAGAGACGTTGAACAGAGCCCAACCGTAGTTGACATTAGTAAAGTTGTACTTGAATGGATTCCAGACAGTATTGATTTTCTATCCGTCAGCCCACAAAACTCTGTTATTATGTTGGTAGATAAGAATTTACCTTATATGTACCTTTATAGGTACTACAATAATGGTGAAGAAGATCTTTTCCAAGCATGGGTTAAATGGGAAATACCTACTACTATCCAAGCTGTAGAGATTATTGATGACGATGTTATTATTGTATCTCAACATGAAGATGAGTACACTTTAAGTAAGATTGTACTTGACCAGATCCCTACAGGAGAGGTTGTGCTCGGTTCAATTGAAGCAAGAGGTAATCCAACACTAGACATGGCTACACGTCCTGTGAGCCCAGCTCCTGGTGTCAGTAGCGTGGTGTATGATCCAATTAAGGACACTACAAGGATTTACGTTCCGTATACACCTATTATTGGTAGACCTGGTACAATGATTCTGGGTGTTTCTGTAGAAGCCTTGTATGACAGTAATGGTGAGCCTATAGTAATTACTAAGGAGCAGGAAGCTGGTGCTAATGCTGGGTATTATGCTATAGCAGAGGGTGGTGTAGAGGCTAACACAAACTACAACTACTTTGATGTTAAAGGTGATTTTACCAACTATGTTCTGGGTATTATTGTAGGTTATGGTTATGATTTTGAAGTAACACTACCTAAATTTTACTATCGACCTAAACCTGCTGAAACTGATTTTACTGCTACTTTAACTATTTCAAGAGTTAAATTTTCTGTTGGTAGAACTGGTGCTATCCGGTTCAAAATAAAAGCTGACGGATCTAATGAATGGAAAAATGTAGAACCTACAATTGATGCTAACCGCTATCCTGCTAATACTACTCCAGTAAAATCTGAGCGTCAATTTATCGTACCCATCCATCAACGTAATACTAATTTTGAATTGAAAGTGACAAGTGATTTACCATTCCCCGTATCGTTGGTGGCAATGATGTGGGAAGGTGTTTATTCTCCACGATTCTATAGGAGGGCTTAATGTTTAATCCAAAAAGTAATAACCTCCTAGACGATCAGCTGGCTGTATCAGGACTAGATCTAAGTATTGATCCTTCTCTAATTGTTGGTGGTATCAGCGCTGCAGGCTCACTTATTGGTGGTATTTTTGGTGCCAGCTCCGCATCAAAGAAAAACGCTGCCGCCAAAAAACAACAAAAACAACAAAAAAAATTTGCTAAAAAAACTGCTAAACTTACAAACAAGCATAACAAAAAGTTAGATGAAGCTGATCGCGCTAACTACTATGCAATGCGTGATTTTAACTACGATGTCCAACTTAAAGATTGGCAACGTGGTGCAGAAATCCAAGACTACAACTATCTGCAATCTCTAAAGCAGTTTCAAAAAAGTCTCACCATTTCAGGTCAGCAGCTTGATCTGAATTCAATAGGTGAACAGCAAGCTCTTGAATCAGAACAGGATGCACTACGTGAAGCTTTTATTCAGCAACAGTTTCAACGTAGAGGTATGTTCGATGAGCTGCAGCAGACTTTTGCTGAAGCAAACCTGAGCAAGTCTGAGCAGTTTAACCAGATAGCAGGTATTAAAAACCGTAGAGATTTTGGTCGTATTGGTTTTGCAAATACTTTAAACACTTTGATGGAGCAAAATAACCTTGCCAAAGAAACACAACTTGTAGAAGGTTTGGTTGAGCAAGGTGCTATTCAAGCTTCTGCACAAGCTGGTAAAAGTGCTTCTAAAGCACAGCAAGCTAGTTTGGCTAAAATGCAACGTGGTTTGATGGGTCTCGAATCTGAACTTTCTGGTAATGCTAAGAAAGCTGCTATTCAATTGGCAGAACTTAATACAAGCCTTAACCTTGAAAAAGAAGGTATTGGCATCAATCTCCAACGTATTGATAATACAATCCAGAATGCTAAGCAAGAGACTAAGTTTAATCTCGATGTTATGCGGGAAAATATGCGGAGCAATATCGATGCAACTCAACGTAATATTGAGAAGATTCGTCTTGATCGAGCTACTGCAGACCTGAATACCCGAGCAGGTATGATGCTGTTTCCTGAACGTATTTCTTATGCTCCACGACCTGAACTTCCTCCTGAACGTATCTTTGTCGAACGTCAGAAGGCTATTCCTGGTTATGTCCCACCAGCTCAACAACAAAGCGTATGGGCACCACTTGTTCAAGGCGCGCTTGGTGCAGCCAG